CCAGGATCTTGTGCACGATCAGACCCTTTATGGGGTACGACGTCCCGATGGAGAGGACTCTGGAACTAGACGGACGCAGCGGGCGAAGCTGCGTGAAGGCCTGTGTCAGAAGACACGGGCCCACAATCCATAGTTCTGTCACATGACCATGTCATCCGCGAGTTTGTTTAGCATCTCGCGTGACAGCTTCATGTTACCAACAGCTTCCAAGGTCGTTTGTGACCAGGAAGCATCTGTGCGACAACCAGTTCGCATACCGTGCTTTCATTGAGCCTTTGCATAGCTCGTAGAAAGGAAGACGGCACTTCGTTTTTACCGATCCAAAAAGAATCGGTATGGATAGAAGCAGAATTGTTGGTGTGACAGAATTTAGTCTTGGTTTTAAACCGAGTCATCCATCAGTGTGTCAGTGTTGGCTCCCAGGAACAGAGGAGCTTAGCCGAGGAGAGGAATCATCCAAGGCTGTTGTGGTGTACCGACTAGCAGAGGCAGGTCATACACCGAGTGGTAAGTGGGGTAATGGTTAGGGTCAAGAGGAGAGAACCGATAGAATGGATTATCCGTGTCGTGCAACACACGGGACCAGACGTCGGAGAGCTTTCGAAGAGCGTTCAGAGAATCAGTCATCTGACGCTTTTCAGCAGAGGCGCTAGTGGATGTCATCAAAGACTTCACAGAAGTACCTTTCTGGAACAACAATGCAACGACACTTTTTGACCAGTAGTCGTTGTAGCTCACAGTTGCTCCAGTCTCCAACGCGGAAACGACCAGATGCGAAGTCACCTTTGGTAAGGGACTAAGCTTCTTGGCCAACATCCATGTTCTCCAGGGGACAGCGCGAGGAACAGACGGAAACGGATACTTCTCCGGATACGCCAAAACTTTCGCGGCCGCCCGCAGAATGTTCAGCTTTGGCTGAAAACGTCCTGCGGTCGGCAGTCCAAGACCGCCCAAGTGCTCGGGCAAAAACCATGGAATCGGAAATTGTTTCAATTGACTGCTAAATTGAGCAATAAACTTCGCGATCAACTTCTCGGACAAGGAGGAGGGAGCAGTACCAACAAGCTCTCTACACTTTGCACCGAGGGACGGGTCTCGTCCATCTCCAACCAACGCCGAGGCGCCTGTGGAGGAACGAGTCAGACCGTACAACAAACCCATGTTCACCTGAAGGACAGTAGTGAAGTACCTTTTTGGACAAATTGTCCACATAGGAGAATACTCGCACTCAATGCCTTCTGGGTGATACAGGAAAGTTGTACTGTTCATATTCAAGAAAGAGGAGGAGAAGTAGACTTTACCGATGCTGGGTGACATACCAGCAACGCGTGCAATCTTTTCCCAACAATCTTTCCCGAAACCCGAAACGCGGAAAACGGCATCATCACCGTTAATTGCTAAGGGGCAGTCGCGCAACAACAAGCACTTGTCCCGGTCTAGTTCAATCGACCAGCGGCAAATCGCAGCGTTCACCAAGCATAAAAAGATAAAGGAAGTCACAGAACCCATGAGCTGTCCAGTCTTCTGGTCCGCCTGCTCACCTTCATACTCAAGAGTATGACCAGTGAGGGAGCGAACAAGGAGCTGTTCAAAATCATAGGTACAACCTAAAACTTCGCAAACCTCCGAGGCGGCTACCTCCGAACACCACGAGTGAATTTCATTCGTAGCGTCAGAATAGTCGACAGAGAGATAGCGTTGTCCAGGAAACAACCTCTTCCCGAGCCGAGCTTGCACATAGCTCGGATCGATCTTTTGGCCCGTAAGCTTGAAAATCGGGTGACGACCCATGGCTCCTCTACAGAACTTCTGAAACGGTTTCAAAACCGTCATTAGTAATGGAGGACCCTTGGTAATCACTCGTGTCTTCAAAGCTTCGGCCAATGCCAAAGGAACTGCAATCGCCTCTTCTTGTCTAGCGTGTGCCAGTAGACGAGAAGAAAGTTGCGCAAATTTCCAATCCAGGGCAGTCCAATCAACGCAGGTAGCAACCACTGCGTGAGGACCGCCTCCCACCAAATCTGTTGTCTGGTTTTCCACAAGAGTGGAGTCAGCTACGAGACCTTCAGTGCGGATAAGGTCGAGGACAGGACCCACGGCTCCTCCTTTCCCTCGCGAATTGATGTAGTTCGCAGAGGTAGAGGGGAACCGAGGTTTTGCCATCGCCAAATCTTCATCAAACTTGAGTCCTTCGAAGACCTCCCTGACGGTACGTCGAATCTCGCTTTCCATAGTAACGCGAGACACGAAATACTCCGGGGTAGGTCCCTTCTGGGCCCAGGCTTGGTCGCTCCAGTTTCGTAGCCAAAAAGCTTCAGTGGAGACACGTGGAGTAGTCAACTTCTTGTATGCAGCCCGCTCAGCCTTTCGCAAGGCCGGCTCATCGGGTCGCGGCATACCCTTCTTAGCAGCAAGAATGCTGCAGAGAAAGGACTGCCACAGTTCGTCGCGTCGAATGACGCGGAGCCACATATACCCTCGACCAGAGAGTAAACAAGAAGGACTATCCTCGCCAATGAGCACGTCGCTAGGAGGGAGCTCTTGAGGTTCGGAAGAAGGCACATGGTGCGCATAAAATGCAGCGCACTTGTACTTCACGAACTTCATGGGATCCCCAAACAAAGCGGCGCAACGATACCAATGCTCATAGGTACCGCGGCGAGAATATCCAGTGTCATCAAAGCCATACAGACAACAAATACCAACAACAACGTCAACACAACGTCGTACATACTCACGTTCGCTTGCACTCAGCGACGGAGTATTTTTCTCTGCAGAACACACAGCAGAGATGGAGGGACACTGTCCTACCATAAGTGGAACCGGTTGGTTTCGCGGTTCAGCGGCAACGTCAGGAGCAGACGTGGCCGTCATGAGGATCCAAGCTTGTAATCGCTTGGGGTGAAAACGCTCTGCTACAGAGTCGTTATCC